TACCGTAAGTTTGCAAGCAAATCGCGGTTTTCTGAATAGTACAAAAAATTCATTGGCTTCAAAGTGAATTCAAACGGAACCACCGTTAACACTTCGGAAGTGCTTAATCGTTGATTACGGCTTAACACTTGCCCAACAAAGCGTTGATCGTTGATCCCAACGCTTTCACTAATTGCTAGTATTTGGTTCAAACTCATTTCATCACCTGCTTACGGGTAGGCTTCGGCTTGCCGACATATTGGCGGCATACACCGCATCTTTGTTTCGTGCTAAGAACTGCGCCGCCGATTGCGTATCAATTGCTTGCATATTTTGAATTACCGTTCCGTTGTAAACCACTTGCGGTTGACCTGCGCCCATCCCGGCAAGTTGTTGATTTGGAATAACTGTACCGCCTTGGCGATTAGGAACAAACAATTCCGCGCCATGTTCGCCAACAATAGTTGGGGCGTTAATAAAGCCGCCATCTGCCGCGCCGCCCAATGTCATGCCGCCGCCCATGCCGCCACCAAACGCGCCAATCGCCATTCTAAAAAGTTGCATGGCTTGCATCTTTAGTTGGATGGCAATTAAATCTTGAATAATAGATTTGGCAAAATCTTTAAACGAAAACTTGCCGGTGCGAACAAACGAATCAATTGCGGAATTCATGTTCGATACAACCGCGTTAAACGATTCCCCACCAACGCGGGCGTAGTTTTCAGCATCTTCGGAAAACTGCCGGAACGCCTGATTCCAACCTTCGGAAAAAGATTGTTGCCGGGCGCGTTCACCTTCCACATTGCCAATTCGAATTTCTGCCAACTTCTTTTCGGCTTCAATCATTCCATCAATGGCTTTTGTTTGTTGTGCATATTCAACATTGTATTTATCGCCGCCCGCTTTATCTAAGGCTTCGCGCTTTTGTTGATCTAGTTGCAACAATTTTTCTTCAAGTTTTAGGCGTTCTTGTGCAATTTTGTAATCAAACTCCGTCATTTTGTAACGGTTACCTTCCAACGCTTCGCGGCGTTGGCTAAACACTTCCATTTCGGCGGCAAATTGGGCTTGTTGCATCATCAATTGCAATTCCCTATCGCGTTGCGCGTTAATCAATGCGCGATCCGATTTTTCCTTTTCGGTTGCGGCGGCAACTTTTTGTTGGTATTCCTGTTCAATCAAACCGCGTTGTGCCGCGCTTAAACTTGCTTTGCTTAATGCTTGGGCTTTTTCGTTTGCCGCCTTTGCCATTTCTTCTTCAAACTTTAATTGAATTTCGGCTAATTCCAATGTTGTTTTATCGCCGCGAACCGCGCCCAACTTGTATTCATTACGGCGGCGTTCAATGTCCATCAATTGTTTTGCCAAAGTAATCTTGGCTTGCCCGGCGGCAATTTCTTTACGATTAGCGGAATCGCCGGATGATGCCGGGGCTTTCCCACTTGGCGTTCCGGTTTCGGCGTTTGCTTCGTTTTCAACTTCGGCTTCTTCCGATTCAAACGCGGCTTTTGCGCCAAAGTAAGTTGCCAAGCCCGCGCCCGCCATTGCAATGCCCTTAACGCCACCCGCCGCGCTAATTGCCAAACCAAGGCTTGCCGTTGTACGCAATGCCACATTCAAGGCTTTAAAAGCGGCAACCAAACGGAACATACCGCTTACAACACCAACCGCAGTTACGGCAAGCATTGCGGCTTTAAATGTTTCCACATTAACCAACGCTTTGCCTTCACCTGCGGCAAATGGCGAAAGCATATCGGCAAACGCAAGGCGAAGATTGTTGTAAGTGTTATCAATCACATCGCCCAATTCTGCCAACCGGCGCATGGATTCTTCTTGTTTCTTAAATCCTGCGCTTGATTTTCCAAGGGCTTCGGCAATGCCTTCAATGTCTTTACCAAGCCCGTTTTTGCCAATGATTTCTTTTACAAGTTTGATTCGTTCGTAAGTGTTTCCAATGTTGGAAAGCCCTTCATAAACCTTACGGATAATTTCATCGGGGCTTGTGGTTTGCAAATCTTTAAATGAAATGCCCAAATCTTCGAATGTTGAAATTGCCGCTTCGTTCCCTTCTTGGGCGGCGGCAATCTTTGAAAACATAGTGGAAAGGATTTTGTTTGCATCTTCGGCTTTGCCGCCCGCAAGCGTAATGGCTTGTTGGAATTGCAGTACGCGGGCAATGCTTAAATCGTATGATTTGGATAAATCATCAACTTGCCCCGCCATGTCCATTGTTGCCTTGGCAAGAACGCCAATACCCGCAAGGGAAACGCCCATTGCGCCACCAACGGCATTGAATGTATTTTTAAGGTTCTTTAGATCAATACCAAGCCCATTGAAGGATGTTTGCAAATCCTTGGCTTGCTTCTTGGCTTGCGCGGTTGCCTTATCCCATTCAACCGTTACCAAGCCCAACTTAACCGATAGTGATCCAATAACCGCCATGATTTATGCCCTTGCTTTCGTTAATTCTTGTATTTTCTGCCAAATCGCCCAACCAAGGCGGCTTTTTACGCGGTCAATATTCATTTCCAAGGCGGGGCGCATGAACGGCTTGCCGCTTGTGCGGGCGTTACCAAATTCTTGCGATACCGGAACCGGGCGTTTGTTTGAATAAACCGTTTGCAGTTTACCGCGCTTGTTGACAATAAAATTTTGTACGGAATCATCACGAAGCGAACTTGCCGTTACGCGGGCAATGTACATTTCACCGTTGTAAGATTGGCTTCCCTTGTCCCGCGCTTGGGGCTTATGTACCCGCATATAAATCCGGCTTGCCATTTGCCCGCTATCTTTAGGGGCAAACGATTTGGCATCTTGAAGTACGGGTTCCATTGCGTAGGTCATTGCATTACGCCAAATGCGATCCGTTTTGCCTTTTCCGATTTCTTCGGAAAGCGCATCCATTCTTTTAAATAATTCTTCAAACCCGGAAGTGGAAAATTCAGCCGCCATGCTTGAACCTTTCTTGTTTGAATCCTTTGGCTTGCGCCATGTATCCAAGCAAATTGGTGCTTACTTGTTCTTCGGGTTTTGGTTCGTGATCCGGATTTTTAAAGTAATCGTTAACCCAAGGGAATATGGATTCGGTTTTGTACGGGCTTTGCCCTTCCGCGCGGAAGTAATTGAAGATGGCGGCGGTAACCGGTGCTAATGCATCGTATATACCTTTGTTGCCAAGCATCCCTTCTGCATACATAACTTGAATATCCCCAAATAATTCTTCATCAATTGAATCAATGTATTGTGTTGTATGTCCGTTAAACACCATCGCCGCAACAACTTGGCGGCGTAGGCTACGCCTTAATTTTTTTTTACTGTCTTGTAATCAGGGCGTATTGCCCCTTCAATTGTTTCCAAAATTACCTTTACCGCGAATTCGGGGAACTCTGCGGTAATTTCATCGTAAGTTTCGGTGATGGCTTCGCCGGTTTCTGAAACTAACAAATGGAAATATTCTTCAACCCTAGTTTCTTCGATTGCGGCAAAATTTGCAACTTGTCTTACCGATTTGCCATCAATAATCAAATCATCGCCAACAATCTTGATTGTTTCCTTGCCTTCGTTAATGGCGTTCAAAAAATCTTCGCCGCCTTCTTCGATGGTTTTTTTGATGGGCGCGGAAAAGCGTTCAAAAATCTTTTCAACCCGTTCATCGCTTGGCGAAATAATGCGGGCGGTCATTTCTTCCATTTCGGCTTTCAATGGAACCCGAACCCGCAAGTTAAATTTCACATCGCCAAGATCAACGGTAATGGTTTTTAGATTGGCAACCGCTTTAACCTGTTCGTACGATTTGCCAAGTTTGTTTGATAGTGCCATGTTATTCCCCTTTTACCAATTTGTTGTAAATCGCGTTGTTCAAATTGAACGCGTAATCCGCAACTTCTTGGGGGGATAATTTATCGGCGTGTACCTTGGCAATCTCATAAGCAATATGGATTCCCGCAAGGCGTTGTTGGTGAAACCCAAACCAATTCTTTGCACCGGAATTGGCTTGGGATACCAAATAATTCAACAAGGCTTCCGAATCATTCGAAAGTTGTTTTGGGATTGTTGTTTGTGTAGTGTTGTTATCTGTCATATTTTGTAAACCCCCGAAGGGGCGTTGGTTAACTGTTAGACCAACCGTAAGCGTTGCCGCCGGTTGGGTGTAGGGTGAAAATAAACTTCGATTCTGCGCCGGGGCTTAAATCCCATTGCAAACCACCAACGCGGGCGTTGAAAGCGTAAGCAACGGTATCCGTACCATCATAAGCCGCAACAACATAAGTACGAATGATCGTACCGTTGTAACCATCATCGCGAATAAGCAATTGTGCGGCATCCGCAGGATTCCACGCGGCGGTAATTGTCATTGAAGTAACTTGGTTTTGCGTTGTGATCTTCGCGCCGGTTCTTGCACCTGCTACGCTAAACGCGGCAAACGCATCATCCGCGCCAAACGCCGGGATTGCTTCAACGGGAACTTGGATACCTGCACCGCCCACGCCACCTGCGGAAGTACCAATAATTGTTTCTGTATCTGCCCAAGTGCCTAGATCGGCATCCGAAAATGCGGTTGGGTTTGCGCCCGTTTGACACCAAAGGGTTGCCACATAACCGGGTAGGATTTTGTTAATAAGTGCCATTTGAATATTCCTTTTTCAAAAGTTGTTGAACAAAAAATCGTGTCATGTTGGAATATCTAAGGTGCAATCCAAAACAATTTGGTTTAACCCCAATTCATTGTCGTATGTATTGTAAAGCCAATGCACATCGCATTTCGCAACAAAAAAGCCGCTTGCGCCGCCAAATTGCCCCGAATATCCATGCAATGATTGTAATATGGTGTTGGAAATATTAAAAGCATCTTGCATGGATTGTGCAAAAAGGTTCACTTGGAATATTGGGCGATCAATACCCTTGTTCGATTGGGTTTGCCCTGTATAAACATCTTGGTGAACATTTCGCAAATTCCAAGTAATGAACTTGGGTTGCGTTGCGTAATTTCGATTAAAACTTGCATAAACGGGAACCGGCGAAACCACGCTTGAAAGTTGCGCTTGGATCGCTTCGCCATACACTACCGGGTTATTTTGATTCGCCATGTTTTATACCGGGGTGGTTGGATCGTTACGGTAACAAGTAAAGGTAACAAACTGCCGATCATTAGTTTCCCGGCAATCTGAAATACGCCAATCTTTACCGCGCCAAAAGAACGAAAACCGGTTTTGATCGTCAACAATCGTTTTCATGTTCGGGGTGTAATTGAACATGAATTGCACCAAGTCCGAATACAAACGATACCGTTCCGAAATCAAAAGGGTATTGGATACATCGTTAACAAGGGCGCGGCTTTCGAACCATTCAGTTAACGCGGTTGTATATTCCCCAAGGCTATTAACCCCGTTGGTTACATTCCGCACTTTGACATTTTCGTACCGCTTGATTGTCATTACATCACCAAAGGTTTGTAAGGGCGCAAAAGCATCGTTACGCCAAAAGGAATTTCCGCTTTCATTTGCACCGAATCGCCAACCGTTGATCGGGAATTGTACAAATGGGTTAAAAGCATCAATCCCGCTTGTTTAACAACCGGATATTGCGCCGCAAAACTTGAATTGACCGTATAGGTTACTTCAACCGGATTTGCAATATTCTGCGCCAACGGGCTTGGCATCCCTGCCGTAACAACCACGCGGTTCCCCGTAGGATCGTAATAATAATTGGATGCCGCCAACTTGGTTTTAACCGCGTTGTTTTGCCCGGTGTAGTAATCAACGGAATTGATCGTAACCGCAGGTGTTGCCCCTTGGTAGGTTGCCCCAACTTCCGGCAAATCCAAATAAACCGCCGTACCTGTCAATCCCGGATCGCCGTAGTAACAACGGTATTGGGTTGAAAAAATGGCAAACCCAAGGAAATCTTCGATTGCCATCCGCGTTGCCAATTCAAGGCTTTCAAGGTAGGAATCTTGGGATTCATCTTGGAACAAGTTAAGTTGTTGCGTGATTTCATCAAGCGTTAACCAACCGGTTTGAATGTCGCGGTTAATCTGTTCAACCTTTTGATAGTTGAACGGATTACGCGTACCCGAATAGTATGGCGCAAGGGTTAGATTCTCAATCGCCATGATTTACCCCTTAAACACCAACCAAACGAACACCCGCGAAAACATCAAGGATCGTGCTACAAACGCGTTTTTCTGCGAATAGGTACACGAAGCCCGGCGCAGTCTGATCGAAGCGTTTGATACTCATTTGATCGCTATCAGCAATGGTTACGAAGCGTTCGAAGTTGGCAAGGTAAACCGGGAACTTGCCCGCACCTGCAACATCCATGTACGGGTTAGGGATTACCCTATGTCCGAAGATATAAATTACCGCGCCGCCATCATCATCGCCAACTTCAAGGAAGTTGTTTGCGGTTGTGCTTGCTTTCAACTTACGCAATGCGCCGATGGTGGTTGGGTGCATCATGTAACAAGTTTCGGGCTTGTACAAATATTGTGGGGGCAATGCCGCCATTAGGTTTGCAAGATCATCATAAACAACCGCGCTTGCGCTTGCTTGTGCAACCTGCAATACCGTATGAATACCGTTAGTAATCGCGCTACCGTTCGAACCGAACGCCGCCGCGCTTGTACTGCCGGGGTATGAATTAAGACCACGCAAGCCACTTGTTGCGCCGTATGCGGCGGTTGTGCTTCCTGATTGGTCATTGTTAAACATCATGGAATTCGCTTCGTTTTGCGAAAACTCCAAAGCCAAATCCATAACAACCGTTTCTTCAAGGTTATCAATATCGCCAAGAATCGCGGTACGGATAGGAAGTACGGCGTTTACATCGCGAATTGGCAATTGCCAAAATGCGGTTGCCTGATTTGGTGAACCTTCGTTGGTGTTAACTGCGTAACCCCAAGGATTTGTGGTATCGGATGAATTACCCGTTTTAACCACGAACGCTTGATCGGAACCAATCGTTGTAATTTGTCTGCTACACATACGGAACGGATTAGCGTAACGAAGGGATGCAAAGGCATCATCGTAAATTACGCGCCCGCCAACATCCGAACCCGAACCCGTAATTGCACTTGCTTCGCGCAAATCAACGGTGGATTGTCCTTCAACAAGGGCTTCTTTGATGCCCTGATAAATTGCGCTATTGTCCATTTTCCTTAATTCCTTTTCTGCCCATGTTTTACCCGGATCACCGCCCCATAAAGCCCATGCAATGCGACCCGCACTTGGGTAACCTTCATCGCCGGAACTCCAACCTTTACCTTGCTTGTCAACTTCATGCCTTGCAAAGTAACTTACCATTCTTGCAATCGTTGCGCGGGGCAAATCCCTGCCGTTCACAATATCACGCGCCCTTGCAACTCCAATTTCTGTACCGCCCCTTCCAAATTCTTTGCGCCAATCCAAACCCCTGCGGGCTTCGGCTTTCATTGAATCGGTTGGTGTTGGCATTTATTTTTTCCTGTTTATTCAAGAAGGGGGGCAAAGCCCCCCATCCTTTTTACAACAATTACGCGCCCGTTGCAGTAGAACGATAACGGATGATGCTAAATGGATCAACAACGCTTGATGCCAAACGCTTTTCGCCGAAGAATGTAATAAATCCTGGGGCTGTTTGATCGTAGCGGCGTAGAACCATATTCAAACGATCCACGATTGTATGACCACGCGTGAAATCGCCGAAGTACATTGGGTAAACGCTTGTCGTACCTGCGGAACCTGCCGGTGCAATTGGGCTATCAACATAGTTGTTAACAACTACATCGTAACCAAGCAACTTACCAACAATACCATCGGTAACCAATGGTGACATTCTTTCGAATACCGGTGTACCGTTATCGTCAACCAAACCACGAATACCGGCAAGCATTAGTGGGCTAATCATCCACTTGTTGCCATTGTTCCAATATTGTTGTGGCAAGGTGTAAAGGAAGTTAATCAAATCTTTATATTGAACTTCGTTTACTGCGGCATTGCCGTTGGTTGTGATTTGGTCATAAGTTGCGATGCTATGCAAGCCCGCAGTTGCGCC